TCAATACCATAAGCCCTTAGTGGCTCGCTGGAACCTGCTAGACCACTCTGAAACTTAGCTAGTGCATCTCCAACTTCTAGGTTGAAAACCGAAGCAAAGTCTGCACCGCGATTAGAGATTTGGTCTACAACACCTACCAGGTCACCGCCGTCACCGGCAATAGTCTTAGCGAAGCTTGAGAATTGTGTAGAGATTCCGAAGAGCTCTGTCTTTGACAGTCCTAGACCTCTTGCAGCATTATCACCTAGAGCAAGAATTTCTTCTGCAGCATCCCCGAAAGAAACTTCTACAGCGTTAGTTGCTTCTGATAGATCGCTAGCAGCATCAATGGCAGGTTTGATTTGAGAAATGACTGCAGCGCCTAGACCAAAACCGATACCGGCAGTTACCTTAGCTATGTTCTTGCCAATTGTGGCGAACTTTTTTCCTAGCTTGCTAAAGCTATCCTCTGCGCCCTTAGTTGCTTTGGCGAGATTCTTATACTCTCCCAGTATCTCTACATTTAGAACTAAGCTCACTTGTTTCTCCTCTTAACTTCACTCACAAGAGCCGAATACTCTCTCGGTGTGAGTTGTTTATACTCACTAGGCGCTATCCCTGTAGCTAACACGAACCTCGCCATCCTTCTAGCGCTGCTTTCCGCTAGCTCTTGTCTTTTGGGTCAGTACCGCCCAGTATCTTTAGAGCTTCTTTCTGTGAAACCTTTTCTGTTTCCTCGAACTTATAGTCGGGGTTTTCCTTCTTCATCGCTACATAGTAAAGAACCCTTAGAGCTCTGCCTTTTGGCTGTCCGTCTGCGAATACTTCATCGATACTGCGACCTATTAGAAGCTCGATCTCTTCGACTTCGCCTAGTGTCATGTCCTCGAAATTTATCATCTGTGTCCTTATACTTTCGTCTTAGCGGATTCGACCAGTATCAACTTCTCCATTTGAGTGAAGTAGTTTCTATAGATCTCTTCTCTAGTGTAACCGAGTGCCCTGCTAAAGAACGGCTGTGGTTTGATGTTTCGCTTGAACCAACCCCAGTGGATAGGGTTAGCGTATGGGACTGCGCTCTTAGAGCTTCGGTTGTTACCTGCCATGACTGTAATCTTGCCCCTGGCTGTTGCTCCGACTCTAATGCTGTTGCGTAGCTTTCCTGTGCGTACCGGGACTAAGGTTCGAGCCTCACTAGCAACCAACTCACCGGACTCTTTTCCGGCTTTCTTGATTGCATCGTTAGGGACTCCAATAGCCTTGAGAGCTTTATTCACTTCTCGAAGGTTAGTTACCTTAACCCCGGCATCGCTAGGCATTACGCTGTTACTACCTCGACACCGAAGTAGTTGTCGTTAGCTGGATCGTGTCCGGTTGTTGCTACTTCTAGTGTGACCGAGAAGGTCGAAGTTTCGTTAGTAGTTAGCGATAGCGGAGGAATCTCGGTGAACTTGACTGTTCCGGTGTAATGAGGCTCTGAGGCTGTTGCAGTCGCGTTACCGTTCGGTGCAATTGTGAAAGTTGCAGTTGTTCCAAAGTTAGCCCAAAGAACTCGGTACAGAGAAGCAGCATCGCCTGAAGTAATTCCCTCTAGTGCTAGTGCCCACTCTCCACCTACACGCTGTTCACAGAAGGTCTGAACGTCACCAGGAGCATCGCCCAGGGTCAGTTCAACCATAGTTGCATCGCAAGCGTATTCGGTTGAGTCAATTTCGAAGATGATGTTTTGCGCTTTGATACGCGTTGAAGCTGCCATGAGCAACCCTTTCTAAATAGTTATTTCTAATTCGACAGATACGTTAGCTGCCAAGTATTCGGCGTTATTCGTTTGCATATTGTAGGGCTCGTTCACTCTGATTACCCGGGCGTACCTGGGCATAGAAGTTAGAACCAACGCAATAGCTTCGTCTAGCTTTTCAGTTGCTTGCTTGTTAGTTGCAGTTGAAGCAACACAAACAAGCTCAAGGTTTAGATCGTATTCTGAACCAAGACTGCTAGGAGTTAGGTAAGGGCTTGCTGAATTGATAATCACAATAGGCGGAACAATACGTTCTGGAACATAGTCCAAAACATTTATTCCAGCAGCTTCCAAGTCGAGCTTGAACTCTGCTTTAGATAGTGTGATTTCGTTTGTCAAAAAGCCCACCCAACATAGGGAAGCAGTAGCGGATAGACAGCCGTCATCGGGTCTTTACCGACTCGAATCGGGCTGCCATCCATACTTGCAAACTGAGCAATACCATTAGGGGCACTTCTTCTGTGATAGATCTCACTAGCGCAAACAAAGATGGAGATTCTGTGAACATCGTTTGGCACTTCTGAATCACCCTGGTAGTTATCCACCATAGCGTGACCAGCATCCAAAGCTAGTTCAATAAAATCATCAGTTTCGCTAGTGCCTATATAGGCTTTGAAATCTGCTAGTAGAACTTCCCCTGCCATTTGGTTTGCTTACGCTACTACGTCTAGTTCGACGATTGCACCAGCGAATGGTGTAGTAATCGCCATGTAGCCGTAAACGGATACTGAGTCGGTAAGAGTAGTGATGTCACCATCGGTCAAACGTACCGGAGCACCTGCAGACTCGTAGGACTGAATAGCCTGGCTGTTTGCCATGTAGACCTTGTTAGCGGTCATCGCTGGGTCTACAATCACTGGCAAGCCAAGTAGTCTGCCTGATAGTCCTGGGAGGTTAGCGGTTCCAACGTTGTTGAAGCCCTGTCCATCCTGTAGAACTACTGGGCGTCCGTCAGTTCCGACAATGGTCATCAAGAACTTGTAAGCCTCTGGGGAAGCAACGATAGCTTCTGGGCGAAGTCCGGTGTTCTCGAAGATGTATGTAGCGCCGTCAGTGATACCACCGATTAGAGCCGATACGGTTCCTGCAGATACATCGAATACCTTGCCGGTGTAGCTAAGTCCCTCGACGTGAGCAACGAAAGCTGCGTTAGAAGCGTTTGCGTAAGCAATAGTCAAAGCGCGGAATACGGTGTTCAAGTAGTCCACTGTTGAGCGTTCTATCGTTTGTTTTGAAAATTGGGTGTAGCCCCCATATGTAACGACGTTTGCAGAAGTGTTAGCAATTGTTAGGTTACCGAAGGTTAGAGCAGCGTTTTCTGCGCTCTGAGAAGCTACTGCGATTGTGTTAGCAGTAACCGAAGCGTACTCGACTGTCAAACCTGCAGCGGGAAGCGCTGCGCGAGAGAAAGCCGATAGTGCTGGGCGGTTGTTGTTGATTAGGTTATCGATCTGACCAACGAAGCCTGGAAGGGCTACAGTGTCGGTTGAGTCAGAAGCAGCGCGAGCAAGCTCCATAGCATCGGCATCTCCGTTTAGCATCTTCTTTGCGAAGTCACCCTGAGAGCGAATTTCTGAACCAACTACTGCTGGGGTTGATGGGGTAAGACCTGCTTCAACAACTCGGCGCAATTCTGCAACCTCGTCTTGAACAGAACGAACCTCTAGTTCCATGTTTTCAGACATAGATTCTCTTTCTTGTTGTGGAGATTCGATAGCCTCAGCTTCTTGCTGCTCTTCTCGAACCTCGGTTATGTTTGCGCCGGTAAAGGCTGGAAACGGAACAACAGATACTTCTTTCAAAGCAACCTTTGTTCTCGTAATCAGTGAGCCGTCCCTAGTCTGTTCGACTGGCATAAAGCCCACTGAAAATTTGTTTAGTACGCCATCACGCATAAGCGTTAGGACTTCTTCGCCTCTCGGGGTCAAGCTGACCCGGGCGCTGATCTCATAGCCCTCTTCTGTATCTCTACCCGAGATAACTTTTCCGATTGGCTCTTCATGTCCGTAGAACAACTTCACGTCCTCTACTGAATCAATAGCGCCAGGAACAAAGCGTTCCTCATAAACTCCACCGATAGAGGCGTTCTGTCCATAAGGAACAGCGAGCCCGGTAACAGTTCTTTCTTCTACTTCATCGAGTCTTAGCTCGAACTCTCTAGTTTCCATTTCAGACATTGATGCCTTCTCTTTCTCTTACTTCCTCGGCAGTTAGGATCCCTGCAGCAATAGCGGTTGCGTAATAGTCATAGCGAGCAGATACATCTGCCCTGAATAGGTGCTGATAATCGAATTCAACTCTTGTGCCTCTTGGCAGACAGTTGCTCAGCGCGTCTGTGATTGCATCGGTGTAGCCCATAAGGGTATGGCGATAGAAAACGCTGTTTTCATCTTGAAGATTTGAGTAAGTATCTGAGCCACCGGGAACAGTTGTTAGAAGTAGCCTGGCTGGAACTCCGAAGAGTCTGGCGATGCCAACTGTGGACTGCTCCACTGTGTCGGTAAACAAAGCTTCTCTCGGTGAAAGAGAGATAGGCGCGTAATCGAAGCCGTTACCTAGAACTGCTATCTGGCGATTCTGCTGCTTGTTATGCCAGTTGTTAGTAATAGTGTCGGCTTGCTCTGAATTGATTTGTTGTCCAGTTTTTAGGATTCCAGTTGGAACACCTGCTTGGCTGAACCAGTTCTTAGCATAATCGCGTAGATCGAGAGCAGCCGACAAGTCTGAGCGACAAGAATCAATCGGGCTAATGCCTCGAAGGTTGCCTGTCTTAGTGAAAAGTCTTAGGTGCTCCATCTCGCGAGTTTCGTAACGCTTGCCCTTGTAGCTAAAGTAAACGCCTTGAAGAATGTCCTGATCGTTTACATAAGCAATAGACACCGAAGAGGCTGGGAGAAGCGTTAGGTTATTGACCTGCCCATTACTTCCGAAGCTCTTGTGCCAGAAAGCGTTGCCCTCGAGAGCGAGAGAAGTGACAGTCTGGAATAGAAAGTCGCGCCGATTGCTATTGATGTCCGGCTTGTTTACAAGTACCGGGTTCTCGACTTTGAGATCCATACCAGTTGCGTACCGGTAAGTATCAATCGGCATTTTGGAAATAGGCGTTGCAATAATCTGCACCGCGCGATAAACCGCCGTTAGCGTTAGAGCAGAGTTGGCAGTAACTACTGCATCTGATCTGCTAGGTATTGTGGGTTGCGCTGCTCTTTGTTCCGGAACCGCGCCTGTAAGTCTTTGCCAGAGTGAAGCCATTCACCTATCCTAATTACATTAGTGTAATTTAGAATACACCAATTTGTGCGTGTTGCGCTCTTGCACTAACATAAATTGCAAAAATAGTTGCCATTAGTGCATCGATTTCGCCGTTTGATTCTTTCCTGCTAATCAACCAAGTTTCCCCAGTGTACTTAGTTACGCCGTTAGGACTCTGCAAGATGAGCAGTGGGTCGTTATTATGTTTGACCTTTTCTGTGGAGAACAGCGCGTAAACCGCTGAGCAAGCTGCGCTAACTTCCTTAGTCCACAGTTGCCAAGTAGGGATTCCGACTAACTTTAGTCTTTTGCCAAGTCCGGGTAACTGTCGATCATCAAGCGCGATTGCCCTCGGAGCGTGTTTCTCGTAAAGCTCTAGCAAGCGATTGTAAAGAACATTCTCTGTAGGGTTGATGAAGGTCTGCACTAGCTCTGTGTGCTGAACTCCGTCTTTCTCGTTAGCAACTGCAATAGTCGCGTGTTCCCAATTCCTGCTAATGTCTACCGCGAATACAGCGCCGGTCTTATTCTCGACACCTTTACCAGAAGCTTTCCTGAAAATGTCACTAGGCAACCAACTGGCAGCAGTTCCGCTAATGAATTGGTTTAGTCTGTAGCGCCTGGCTTCATGTTCTGGCAGAGTCTTTAGATCGCTAATGACTTGCTCAAGTGGGATTCGCCCGGCAGCTACAGAAGGGTTAGCCATGAAGATTGCTTCGGGGTCTGTGACCGGAGCGTTCTCGGGAGCTTCCCAAAGAAAGAACCCAAAGCGTTCTAGTTCTGGATCTCCGGCTGCTGCTTTCTTACCGGACTTGTAAAGGTCTATTAGTGTTTCGCTGTTCTGATCTCCGGCAGTCGTAATCCCCAACACCATGCCATCTCTGCGCTGTGAAGTTCCTAGTACCGCTGCTGACCACATTCCTTGTTTAGCCAAGTGCAATTCATCGAATAGGCAAAGTGAGATAGGGATTCCCTGCAGTGCAGATTCTTTAGCTGCCTTTACGTCATAGCGCCCGGTTCCGTCTGCTGTAACTATGCCTCTTTGCTCTGTGGCTTTCTTGAAGCGCTTAGACAAGAAGGGATTGTTCTGGATTACGAAAAGAACTCGGGAATAGATAATGCGAGCCTGGTCTGAGGAAGAGGCAAGCGATAGCACCTGCGCCCCCGACGTTTGATGAGCGAGCAGTCCCCACAAGCCGAGGATGGCACTCAATAAACTCTTGCCGTTTTGACGACCTAAACTTACTACCGCTTGCCGATATCTCAGTCTGCCAGCTAAATCTTTATTTTCGTGATTATCTGGGTATCTTTCCAAAAGGTGTCGAATAAGCCATCTTTGCCATTCGTCTAGCTGTAAGCCTTCTGGGTTTTCTGGACTCTTCCAGGCGATGTCTGCCAGCTCAATAACTAAATCGCCATCTGTAACAAAGTCTTCTGATAGCGGTTGCGTGTAAGTTGCCGGCAGTTGGAGCATTACCGGGTAAGCAGTTTCTCTAGTGGATCTATCTCAGACTTGTTCGCGTTCAATTGGGACTGTAATTCTAAGATTGTTTTGCGTAGCTCGGCTGCAGTAGACGTGTGACCAGTTTCATCGAAGGAACTGGCAAGCTTTAGAGCCATCCCTGCAATTACTCGTTGTTCGACTGTCATGCTAAGAGTATCTATCCACTCTCGAAGTGTTTCCTCTATCATTCGATTTACCTCCTCAGATAATCTACCTATTGTGTAAAAACTTGAGT